GTGCAGCGCCCGAACGGAAATGAGATTCGCTGCGGCATCGAGTTCGACCAGGTTGGTCGTCGGGTCGCCTATCACTTCTGGCGACAGCATCCAGGGGATACAACCTCACCGATGCGCACGCTCGAGCGGGTGCGCGTCCCTGCAAGGCAGGTCTTGCACGTGTTCATCCCGCAACGCCCTGGCCAGCTTCGTGGAATGCCGCGGATCGTGCCGGCCCTCGTCAAGCTCTTCCTGCTCGATCAGTACGACGACGCTGAGCTCGACCGCAAGAAGGTAGCCGCCCTCATCGCCGGCTTCATCACGCAGCCTGATGTGACGGAAGAGGGGGAACCCTCGGCGATCAATGCGAAGGACATGGATGCTGAGGGGATTGCCACCGCCGAGTGGCAGCCCGGGACGATGCAGATTCTGGGGCCTGGCGAGGACATCAAGTTTTCCGATCCGGCCGATGTGGGTGGCAACTACGAGTCGTTCCAGTATCGCACGCTCTTGGCGGTGTGTGCGGCCATGGGCCTGCCGTACATGAGTGTGACCGGGGACATGCTGAAGGTGAACTATTCGACGGCGCGCGCCGCCATGCTCGAGCTCCGTCGTCGCATCGGTCCGCTGCAGCGCAACGTCATCGTCCATCAATTCTGCCGACCGGTGTGGCGTCGCTGGATGGAGACTGCCGTCCTGGCCGGCGCTCTCGAGGGAGAGCTCAGCGTCCTGCAGTCGAAGGTGAAGTGGATTCCGCCGAAGTGGGAGTGGGTGGACCCCCTAAAAGATCGCCAGGCCGAGAAGCTGGCGGTCGACGCTGGTTTCAAGGCGCGCAGCGACGTCATCGAAGCGGAGGGCGCGGATCCCGAAGAGATCGATCAGCGCATCGCTGCTGACCGGGCGAGGGCTGATCGGCTTGGCCTTTCGTTCGATGAAGCTGAGGACCATGAGGTGGTGGAGGATGAGGAAGAGATATCGACTATAGGAGTTGCTTCATGAGATACCCACACATCGCCCAGCGTCTGTTCAACTGCCCGCTCATGATCGCCAGAGTGAAGCTGGAGACGATTCTTGGGGCCATTGGTCCGCGACTCGTGCTCGGTGTCGAGAGCGCTGTCTCAGGGAGCAAGCACACGCGACGAGCGCTCGACATCACGCCTGAGGGGATCGCCATCGTGTCGATCAGTGGCACGCTCGTGCGGCGGACACAGGGTTTACAGGCCGAGTCGGGTTTGACGAGTTACGAGGCGATCGAAGAGGAGGTCCTCGACGCGGCGACGGACCCAGCAGTGCGGGGGATCCTTCTGGATGTCGACTCGCCAGGTGGTGAGGCCGGTGGTCTACCGGATCTCATGGATGCTTTGAAGCAAGCCGGCGAGCTCAAGCCGATGTGGGCGGTGGCCAACGACGAGGCCTTCAGCGCGGCCTATGGGATCGCCACGACGGCCGAGCGGATCTACCTCTCAAGAACAGGCGGTGTGGGAAGTGTTGGTGTTATCGCCGTCCATCTCGATCACTCGCAGGCGGACGCCAGCGCGGGACTCGCCTACACGATCTTCCGCGGCGGCCAGTACAAGGCAGAGCACAACAGCCTCGAGCCGCTCACCGATCATGCCCGGCAGACCTTGCAGGCTGAGGTAGATCGGCTGCACGGGATGCTCGCTCAGATGGTCGCCGCGAACCGCGGTCTGTCGACCGACACGATAATGGCCACACAGGCCGGGCTCTCTTTCGGGCCTCTTGCCATCACTGCGGGCCTAGCTGATGCCATCGGCACACTGCAGGATGCCCATGAAGAGCTCGTGCGGCGGATTGAAGATAGCGAAACGCGTTCGACTCAAAGCACCATGAGTCATCAACAGGAGGAGACAGACATGTCAGCAGACATGAAAGAAGCAAGCACGCTCTTAGCCGGCGAGGCGGAGGCAGCGCCGGACACGATTCAGAAAGAGCTGGACACCAGTGTTAGGGACACGAGCGTCGTACGCAAGGACACGAATGTCATCGACCTGACTGCCGAAGCGGAGCGACGGGGTAAGCAGCAGGCGTTCGCGTATGTGAAGAGGGTGCGAGAGTTGTGCGACCTGGCCGGCCGGCCCGAGCTCGCCGACCGGTTCATCGAGCGAGAGGCGTCTGTCGATGACGTCCACCGGACACTCGTGGACGCTCGAGCTCAAGCTGATGTGGCGCTCGAGGTGACCTCGAGCCATGACACGGTCCCGACCACGCGGCCGGCGATTGATCTGTCCGAGGTTTACGAGGACGCCTACGCCCGCCTGAGGAAAGCGGCAAGCTAGCTGCTTCCTTGCGAGCTGCTTCCCAGCTAGCTGTTCCGAGGAGCATCACCCAAAACGCGCGCGCGCGGAGGAGAGTATTGAGATGACCATCAAGACCGAAGGTCTACACACCGGCGAATTCATTCAGTCGGAGGCCAGTGGGGAGCGCAGTCGTGAGGAGATTACGATTGCCTCTGGCGAAAACCTCAAGGTCGCCGACGTGATCGCCCAGACCAAGACAGGCGGCACGATCACGGCCGCAGCTGATGCCGGCAACACCGGTGACGGCACGGTGACAGGCTTGTCGGTAGGAACCGGGGCCCAGGAAGGAGAGTACCGGCTGGTCTGCATTGAGCCGGCTGTCGATGCCGGCACGTTCCAGGTCGAAGATCCCGACGGCTCCATCATTGGCACGGCCGTGGTTGCGGTTGCGTTCGCCGGTGACATCGGCCTCACGATCAACGACGGGGCAGCTGACTTTATCGCCGGCGACTCGTTCACGCTGACAGTGACCCAGACGACGGGCGAGTGGGAGGTGCTGGCACCGGTCGCCACGGACGGCTCAGAAGTCGCCGCCGGCGTTTTGTATGCCGACGTCGATGCGACGTTGGCCGCAGCTTCGGGGGTCGTCATCGCTCGTGACGCCGAAGTGAACGGCAAGCTCATCGGCTGGCCGGCAGGAATCACCGCCGCCGAAAAGGATCTGGCCATCACGCAGCTCAACGAACGAGGAATCATCTTCCGGTAGACGATCTGACATAGACCTTGGGTCGGAGGGATTCGCGATCCCGATTCCGATGCTGTCCCATCGGACCGACCCGAACATTCGCCCTGGACAGAGGGCATTTCGAGGCCCCGACGAGCGTTCCTCCGAGGAGCCGTGCTAAGAAAAGGAGTACGAAATGCCTTCAATGGATGTGTTTTTGGCCGACGGTTTCTCCATGCTGGAGCTCACCGCGGCGGTCAACAAGCAGGACTACTTACCTCAGCGCCTACTGCAGCTGGGGCTGTTCGAGTCTATCCCCGTAGCCAGCACCGTCGTGGCGATTGAAGAGCGCGGCGGCGTGCTGGCGCTCGTTCCCACGAGTCCGCGCGGCGCTCCCGGCGCCACGCGCGATCACGACAAGCGCAAGCTCATCGATCTGCGAGTGCCGCACCTGGCTCTCGAGGAGCGCATCATGGCTGATGAGGTCCAGAATATCCGGGCCTTCGGCTCGCAGTCGGAAGTCATGCAGGTGCAGCAGCTTGTCAATCAGCGCTCGCTCAAGCTGAGGCGTGATGTTGAGCTCACGCACGAAAACTTCCGTCTCGGTGCCGTGAAGGGCCAGGTGCTCGATGCGGACGCCACCGTGCTGCTCGATCTGTTCGCTGAATTCGGCGTCTCCCAACTCACCGAAGTCGACTTCGATCTCGATAACGCCACACCAGCATCTGGGGCGCTTCGCAAGAAGTGCGCGAGCGTCGTGCGTAGCGTGCTGCGCGAGCTCAAGGGGCTCGGCGGTGGCAACATCCGCATCCGAGCGCTCTGTTCGGACGCCTTCTGGGACGATCTGATCGCTCACAAGGAAGTGAGGGAGACCTACCTGCAAACGGAGGAGGCCCGTGAGCTGCGCGGTGGTGCGGCCTACGGGGTGTTCAACTTCGGCGGACTCACGTTCGAGAACTACCGCGGCACGGACGACGGCACGACGGTCGGGGTGGCAGCGGACAAGTGCCATCTGTTTCCCGAGAATGTGCCGGGGCTGTTCCAGCTCTACTTCGCGCCGGCCGACTACGAGGAGACCGTCAACTCGCCAGGCCTGCCATTTTACGCGCGTCAGGCGCCGGATTCACGGTTCAACAAGTTCACGGACCTGGAAGTGCAGTCGAATCCGCTGGCCATCTGCACCGTGCCGCGGGTCCTCATCCAGGGCAAGAGAACGTAAGCAGGGCGAGCGTGGGCGGAGCTGCCCGAAAAGCAGCTCCGCCGCCTCCCTTTCCGGCGCAGATCCCATGACGACGATCGCAGACATCCTGCAGGGTGCTATCGACGCTGCCTTTGAGATCCAAGGCATCGATGCCACCTACACGCCTGTGGCCGGCAGTCCGCTGGCCATCAAGGTGATCCCCTCCGAAGAGGATGAGCTCGTCGACGTGCCTGGCATTAGCAGTCGGATCCAAACGGAGACGAACCTGTTCGAGGTGCGGGCGAGTGAGGTCACGGCGCCGGCCAAGAGCGATTCGCTCGTCGTCTCCGGCGCAAGCTACACCGTCGCCTCGAAGAGCCACAAGGACGCCCGGAAGCTCATCTGGCGATTGGATGTGAGGCCGCTTTGAGAA